ATCATACTGCTCTGCAGGAATTGATACCGATGCAGCAAATAAGCAACCAATTATTTTTTGCAGAGGAAAACTTTTTAAAATGTTAACTGCACTATCAATATTATAGCCTTTTTTACCACCATCTATTCTTTCTAAAGCTTGAATAATGCTTGTTCTTAATGCTCTTGGATAATTATCAATAACTATTATCCATTGTGTGGTCATAGGTAATGCAGTAAACCATGATTCCATCTGAGTTAAAAAATAATCACGGGGACTAATTAAAGGCACGCCAGGTATATTAAATCCAAATAAACTAATTACTTGAGGAGCAAAAAGAGGGTTAGTACCTGTAGCAATTCCTTGAAAATTGTCCCCAATAGACTGTAGGGCAGAGGTGAAGGGATTGTTCACCTAATTATTTATGTGTTTGTATTAGTCTGGGTAAATCTATCTCCTGACCGTTTTTGAGAATTGGTATTAGGCTTTTTTACAGAAGAATTATTAAAAAATTCTAAGAAAGTTTGCACTAACTAGCCTTTTAGCTTATCTTTCTCCAGTAATGAAATGACACTGTTGCAACAAATTCAATGGTGCTGCCATTGCCATCAGAAATATTATAATTTAAAGGCCCTACACTTCTAACTGATACACCGACTAGTTGATATTGACCAACTTTGTTCATCTGATTATCTAACTGAACTAGGTCAATGATAGCTGTCTGTTTTGGTGCAAAATAATTGCCAGTAGAAGTGGCATCACTGAAGATATCTTGTGACCATTGTTCAAATTTCTGACGAATCTTGGATTGTGAGTCGGCATAGAATGTCAGGGAGTATGCATCAGATCCAGGGTAGGTGGCATTGCCTGGTATATTAAAATTGAGTCCCATGTAAGGTACTGTTACATTGTTAATCATTCTTTCTGGAAGAGCAGCCGTCTTAATATAAACCAAATCATCATTATCAAATGTTACGCTTGATGCGCCACCTGTATTAATGGAGAGCACTCTGAAGTTATAGTCACGAGCAAACTCTCTAGTTGTTGCTACTCTGTAAAAGTCGGTTATAAGTTGATTTACATCTGCCATAAAATTATTTATTCACCTTTCTTATTACGATACTATCTCCTGGAAGTTTATGCCTGTTCTAGTTGCATAGAAGTTGGCAAGAATATATTCTGCTGTTCTGGTAGGTTTAACATAAATGTCAACTACCAGCGTGTTGTCATCAATAACAGCGGGTGTGTTGTTGCGTTCATCGCATATGATCAAGTAATCATACACCCCTTGGGTGTTTTTTGCATTATCAAATATGGGTGTTAGTGTATTAATTACTTGTGTTCTGGTAAATAGTGTATTGGGTTCAAACACAAAGAACTTAACAGTGTCACGTGTTGCAACTTCAAGATTAAGAAACAGTCTGCGTACATTAATTCTATCAAATGCACTGGGTAGTTTCTGCAATGTTTTCTGCCCGTACACTACAAACCCTTCTGCGGGGAAGAATGCAACAGGGTTGAGATTGATCTTGTACAATTGATCGCGTTGTTTCTGCTTGGGATATAGTCCTAGATCTGTAATGCCAGTAACAACACCCCTGGAGAAGCCTGCAGGTGCATACCATGGCTGAAAATTGGAATCTGTATTGGCCATAAGAGCTGCAGCAAATCCAGAGAATGGCACCCATACTTGCTGATTGGTTGCTATGTCTGCTACTTTGGCACAATTAGCATATGTACAAACGTAGCTAGAATTGATGGTGCTAAACTGATTTCTTAATGGCCAGTAAATGTCGGTAGAGAATGTTTTGGCTGGATCTTCCAATGTTTTGACGTTGTTTTCTACAAATATGTTTGTGATTGCATCAGCAATGAACAGGTTGTCCTTGCGACGAGTGCCACTGAAATTAACAAACTCTGCTGCAACTGCATTGTAGCTTGTGGCTACTGCAGGTAGAGATGCAGGGTTTTGAGCTGTTAAGCCTTGAACAGCAGTGTACCCAACTGTATCATCAAAATATCCACTGGTAGCAGGGTTTTGAGAATTTACATAAACAGTGCCAAGCCCACCTTCTACTACAACATTAATTGGGTAAATGTCGTAATTTTCAACTTTATCAAATAGTGATTGTAGCTTGATAGGTACATTGCCAATGATCTTAGTATTGATGTCTTGTGAAACATAGTCACCAAGCGCCACAAGAGCATCTGTTGTGCCTAGTGCTGTATTATAATAAGCAACAGCAGCACTGGGTGCACCTACTCTGGTTGCATATGCATCAGGTGTATCGCCAGCAACACCGCTAGCCAATGCTGTGCTTAGGAAGCGGACTTTCTTGGTAGGTACGCCATTGGTATTGAGCCATGTGCTAGTGAGTCTGTTAGAAATGTATGGGTTTACCAGGGTAATAATATTGGTAGAATCATTGTCCAGAGTTTCTACAAAGAAGCTCTTGGCTGGACCACCATTGGGATCATTAATTTGACGGTATGCATCAAATGATGCAGTGTAGCTCTCTTCAAGAACATAATCCAAGGCAATGGTATCTGGTGAAAAGACAGATTGACGCAATTTGAAGAGCCCGAGCACTGCTGTATCGTCAAATTCACTGTTGTAGATATCAAAGCTAGGAACATTTTCAATGACCTCTGATATGCTATTGCCTGTGCCAGTCTGTGTGGCAGACAGCGGGAAATTCAATCTCACATCAGGCAAGGTAATATAATTGGAACCACTAACAGATGTAACTTCAGAATTAATAGAGAGAACTCTGTTAACATCATCAAACTGTGTAGCGGGGTTGAGATTGGTGTTGTCAATTACACCAACATAATAACCTTCAAAACGACTATTAATAGAAGACTGTCCTTTGTTAAGAACAATCAAACCTGCATTGCCAAATTGACTTACTGCGTTAAAAGCATTGGCTCCTCCAGTGTTAGAGCTCCAGTTAAATGCTGTGCCACGGAGAATATCATAATATTCTTCGCGAGTTAATTTCACATGAGATGGTGCACCAAATAGATATGTGGCACTTGCAGCAGAAAGAATAGTGTTATTAGTTACTGGTACATAATTTGTAGAACCATTGCCGCTTGTGCCAGGGTAGTAGGCTACAACTGGATATACTAGAGCACTAAAATCATCACTTGTATTGATTCCAGAACCTACACCATAAGGTAGACGATACACAAGCACATCAGCGGGGCTTTGAAATACTGCTTTGGCAGTATGATAAAAATATCTTTCAGCAGCATTTGTAGGTTGGCCGTAAATTTGTTCAAATTCAGATAGCGTAGATACTGTGAGAGGCTCAGCAACAGGGCCTTTAGGAGCAAAACCAGGTATCAGAATGGTGGTAGCTGGTGTTGCTGCTGCTCTTAATGATAGATCTACTTCTTGAATTTGTACGCCAGGGCTTTGAATCGTTCTTGCCATATAAAGTATTTATTTAATTCTGGACAAAGTTTTTGTAAAAAAAATTACAATTCATTCACGTTTTCCACAAGTCTCATAATAAACTGTGAGTAAGCAAATGTAAATGTGGTTTCTAACTCATCAGCATTGCGGTAATTCAAATCAAAACCGCCAATGGCAGTGGGGAAAGCATTTTTATACAAAAAATGCACAGATCTTTTATCATACTCATCAAGCAGATAGACTGATATGTCAGCTTTGTATTCAGAGTCGACTTTGGGCCCAATGCTTTTAAGTTGAGCAGGCCTATTAGTTAAATTATTTCTATCATATAAACCAGTGGCATCATCATTGAGCATATTAAGCCATGAGTATATGGTCCAGTAATTATTAAATCTGTTGTCAATGGTAAAATTTACAGTAGCAGGTGTCCACGGTGGCCTATTGAAGCTGGAGTGAGCAAAATTTTGATTGCCATATTTGGAATCCACATGTGGTACGCTTATTTCAGGTATGGTTAAGCCATAAACAGAAAATTGAATTGAATTTAAATTTAACGATTCATTAGTTCTATTAAATTGTGTGTTTATAGTTTTTAATGCATCAGGTAAGTTTAAGACGAGCAAAAATTTATCTTTGCGTTGCTTATTAAACGGGCTCTGTACGTATTGAACTGAATTAGCCATTAAAAAAACCTCCACCCCATTTGCTCAAGCTCAGATATGTCTTGGTTGCCTTCATCTTTGTTGCCCTGCATAATAACAGGTGAAGGTACATATTCTGTTTTGCTTTTTTCATTATTATATATGCTGTTGGGGTTCACAAAATATTTAATGCCATAATCTAGTGATTTGATCTTTAATGGCTTTCTATTTTCATCAAATTCAACAATTTCAAAATATTTTTCAGCTAACTCATTTTCTAGTATTATGAGAGACCATACCAAAGACATTACCCTATCATCCCAATTGTCTACCCCAGGGCGAGCACCCCAAGTGCCATTTGAATACCGAATAAAGTTTTTTAATTCTATGAGAGTGTTTAAGTCTCTAATTTTAACTGCTTTAAGCTCATTAACCCAGTATCTCATGTTGGTAACGCCTTTATATTTGGTGTTGGTGTGAGCTTGTACACCAATTTTGTTGCCAGCAAGGGTTAGTTGGTGAGGGTTTTTTATGCCATAAGTTACAATATTTTCATAATGCAGAGTATTTTTTAGCTGATCTACCACTT